ATACCTGGTTCTGCTTTTATGTAATTAGGATCTTTTTTACCTTTTGCAAAAGTTGCAACATTGGTTGGTGCCGCTGCTCCTGACTTTTGTTGCTGCCCTTTGTCTTTTTGACGCTTGCGGCGAATTGCTGATTTAATTAGTTCCTCACCCTTTTCACCTTTACTTTTTAATGATTTTAGTCTTGCACTACTAAAACACTTTGGTGTTTTAGTTTCTCCTGGTTCATTTGCACAAGGAGATCCATCTGCTTGAACCCATCCTGGTTTTCCATCTTTAGATTTAGAACCTTTGAACCAGTGATGAAGAGTACCTTCACTAAAAGGCGACTTAGATTTAGTTTCCTCACCTTTTGCTCTTTTTCTTCGAGCAGCACAATGAGCTTTTTGTGAAAATCCTTTTGGATTGTCACAGTCTATTGATTTTTTATAATCCTTAGACCAACTCATCTTATATAAAAACTATTCCTTATTATTTAGAAAACCTTGCTTGAGTAGTTTAGAAAGTTCTGAAGTAGATCCCACAAATACTGCATTATTAGTAACATTGTTTGTTGTCTTTGTGGTAGTATCTTCTTCAACATCCTTTAGTTTTTTCTGCAAATCAATAAGTTTATCTGTCACGTCTCCAACACTTTTAATAAGTTGTCCTGCCACTTCATAAGCTCTTGGACTACCACCCTCACCGGCAAGTTCCATAATACCATTGATTGCTTCTTGACCTTTTTCAATCAATGAATATAAGTTCGCCCTGGTATATTCATAATCTTTTTTTATGTCATTTTGGTTGGTATTGATATGGACGCTTTCTATCTCTACAGAGTTTGCATTTACGATACTGCTACTCGTATTTAAAGCTTTATCAAGTTCATCATAATTTGACATAATTTTTATCAAATATCTGTTTGTTGTGTTGGACTATATGCTTTGGAATCTCCTAGATATTCCCAAGTTTCCGTGAAACCAAAATCATCGCCAGGATCGGCATCAATTGGATCTGGAACAACTGTATATCTCATCTCTCTCTTTGCAGATAATGTATTCGTATCTGCATAAGTATCGACAATGACTTTGCGAATAAGACCCTCTGGATTTTCTGCAACAGGTCCAAATAGATATGTTTTTGCTGTAAATTGTAAAGTATATATGAGTGCTCTTCGAGTTGAAAAATCTCCCTCATAATCATCCTGAAAAGAAACACTATTTAAAACAACGGGAATATCTCTTTTCTCACCAATTGAATCGACAAGATCAATACTCATATTGAATGAAGGTTGGAAGTATGGGAGTATTTGTTCAACTATTTGCAAAGCATCATCATTTAATTTTGATAAAATGTTTAATTCAAACCCAATGTTATAGGGAACAGGCATGAAAACTTTTTTAATTTGATCAGTGGCATTTAGAGCTTTAAAAGTTTGCGTTATTCCCGCTTTTCTTGTTGAATCATAATCTATTGAAGTCATTTCAAAGGACATTCTGGGTAATGTAATTTGAACTGGTTTGTTAAGATTACTTTGCTGCTCCAATCTTGCCAAAAACTTTTGAGTTGGTCCATATACCAATGGAACTCTCATTTCACTGATGATATTATCAGATTCATTTTTATGTTTAATATAAATCTGGTTGAATAAAGTTCCAAAACCAATAATGGTTTTTCTTAAAATTTCGTGATAGTAATAAGTTCCTAACATTAATAATTACCAAATGGATTGGATTCTGTAAAATCTATAATCATATCTGCTTCTTCTTCAATCTCATCGTTTTGTTCATATTTATCTTTGAATGAAGTTGTAATTCCAGAACCCTTCAAAGAATATACTGCATTTGATTTTGAACCAACAATAATCTCTCCTGGATAGAAAGAACCTGTAGTAATTCCAATTCTTAATACATTAGTATCTTTGTCCCAACTCTTAACTCTTGCTTGAGAACCTGATCTAGAACCAGTGATTATTTCATTAAGCCAGAAAGTTCCAACACCAACTGTGGATGCTGCTCCAATAGTAATTGTTGGAGTTGTTGAGAATCCAGCACCAGCATCTTCTATTCTAATAGCACTTATTGTTCCTGCTGCACTTACAACGGCTTTTAGGGAAGCAGGAATTTGCGGTGAAAGGGATGGAAGACTTACTGAAACATTTGGAACAGTTGAATAACCAACTCCACCATCTGTAATTTGAACACTAATTACGCCATTTTTGTCAGTAATAATTTCACATGTTGCTGCAGCACCAACTCCTCCTCCACCAGTAATTGTTATGGTTGGAGTAACTGTATATCCTGCACCTGCATTTGTTAATAAAATTTCTTTAACTGAATAAATGCCATTTGCCGAAGTTGTAATCGCAACTGCTGTTGCATTTGTTCCACCATCAGGAGCACTGGTAATTCCTATAGTGGGAGTGCTAGTATATCCATAACCATCATTATTTAAAAATATTTTTCTAACATAACCACTTGAAATACTTGGTGTTGCCGTTGCTTGAGAACCAGTGCTAAACAATTGAAGATCTACAATATATCCAACATCTTGAAGAACAGAATCTACTTCTTGAATTGAAGTATCAAGAACTTCATCTTCATATTCAAATAGTTCACACTTCAGTTCATAAACATAAGTTTTTCCTAATTGATAAAATGGTTGCTCATGTTCAACAAACTTAACTTCAAATAATCTTTGACCAAGAGGAAAATATATTATATCTCCTTCTCTTGGTCTAGAAGAAACTACTATCTCATTATCATCAGCATCCTCTAAAAATGGAGCGATAAAATCTTCAAATCTTTCTTTTGAAATTACTAAGGTTAATTCATCACGAAGGCTCATTCCAAATTTTGTTAAAATATCTCCCGAACCACCATAACCTTCATATGTGTTTACATATGCTTCCAGTAAAAAGTTGTCGTCAAATTTTGACGACTGAACCTCTTCAATAATTGTTTGTGTTCTAACAAACTTTCTTGGTATATAAGTTACTTCAACACCGTAAATCTTCAACTGTTCGTTGATTAACTCTTGTATTAGTCTTTGTTCTCCGGGAGAACCTTGTAAAAAAAATGGATTGAGTGCCATTATCCAATAAAGTCGTATGGTGGTAGTTCGTGCTCTAGAGCCATTACTTGTTTTAGATCTCTCAATTCTCTTTCAGCATCCTCATATATTTCTCTGCCATTCAATTCAACCCCACCAGGTAATTTAACTCCTCTAAATTTAATTAAATTTTGACCCCACTGTTTTTTAATTAATGAGGTTAGATATTTTTTAAGAAAACTATCATTATAAACTTCAGTAAAAGTATTTGGATCTAAAATTCTATAACAGTCAATAACTATATAATTTCCAACAGATTGTGCACCCCAATCAATATCCAAATACATTCTATTTTGTCTTTTATTAAATCTTACTTGTTTATCCGTAGTCAATAGAAAATCAATATCTTCCAAATATGATTTAACCATTGCATATTGTAGTAATTCAACAGAGTTGAAATAGTACAAATCATTTAAAAACAACTGATACTTAATACTGAACATTCCTCCAGATATTGAACTAGTATCAAATTTAAAAACCTTTTCAATTCCTATAACTGAGTCTGGTACTTGTATGAAATTAGAAGCTTCATAGAAACTAGAAGTAGTTGTTCCATATCCACTAATATTTGTTGATGTTGCGCTTGTAGTGACTATTCCAACACCACTAGTATTTTTTGCTTTACCTCTATCAATGTCTTCTTGAGTTATTTGATATTTCAAATACATTCTTTCAACACCATCAAAGTGCCTCTCTTGGAAGTACTGAAGGGCATCATCGACAAGATCATCTATTTGATCGTCATCGACGTTTATTTCCAATACAGGGGCACCTAGACGCCTTAAACAGTAGTCAATTAGTTCTTGGCGTGTTGCTGGTTTTGCCATTAGAATTCCTCAGCGGATAAATTATCTGTTATTTTAGATCCCGTTCTTTTGGGTTTAGAATTTACACTTTCCAATTCACTCATTAAAGTATTAACTTGATTCGTTAAAGATTCAATAGTTTGTTTTGAAGTTGTAAGTCTTGCCTCCAACGCGACCACTTGAGAAAATAAATCAAATGATTTTTGCTGATATGTAAGAATTAAAGTTTTATAGTCGTTTTCATTCATACTCAAAATGATATGGATAGGAGACACCTATCCATATTTATAAATTATTTAACAAAGATTAGAAAGAACCGCAATCGATAGTGATATTTTCTAGGAATCTTTCAGATCCTGTGCAAGAAATGACCTGTGACTGTCCTGCACAATCATTAACCCAAAGAGCACCAACTTCAACTGGTGCATAAGTAGTTGCAGTTATAACGCTTGATGTTTCACTTAAATCTGAACCAACAACAACTCTTGATACTGAATCATCCCAATATATACCAGCTTTTTTAGCCGAAGATGTGTAGTAGTGGAAAATAATACCAACATCAATGTTACTATCTGAAACTGGTGCAACTAAAGTACCACCACTATTTACTAGACCAACTTCTATTAAACTATCTTCTACCTTTAAGGTTTCTGTATTAACTTCAGTTGTAGAACCAAGAACATAAAGATTTCCATTAACTGTCAGGTTACTTGAAACTCCAACATTACCTGTTACATCAGTGATTGTGATAGATGAAGTACCATCTTTTGCCTTGATATTAGTTACTTCAAGGTTAGTGGAATCAATAGTAGTTGCTACTGTTAATGTAGTTCCATCGAAAGTTAAATTCAAACTATCTTCAAGAGCACCAGATGTTCCGGCAAGAACAACTCTGCCAGAAGTCAGGTCACTAACAGTTGCTGATGAAAGTGTTGTTTCTCCACCAGAAATATCGGCACCACCATTACCATCAATTTGACCAGTAAAGGTTGATACGCCAGAAACATTGAGATCATCTAACTCAGTATGACCAATAACATTAATGCCACCATTGAAATCTCCTAATCCCGTGAAGGTTGATAAACCAGTAACTGTCAAGTTACTTGAAATTCCAACATCACCTGTTGTAGATGTAAGACTAATAGAAGATGCACCATCTGCAGCATTTAATGTACCTACGTTAATTGTAGGTGCAGTTAAAATATTGGTGCTTGGATTGTAAAGAAGATCTGCATCAACTCCCAGTGTTTCCGAATCTCCTGAACCATCGGAGAAAAGAAGATTATAATTTTGATTGGTAGATACACTGGCAACATCAACGGTATTTGCCCTTGTTGCAGTGCTTGCAGTGCCAGTTAATGCACCATAAAAATTAGTTGCACTTACAGATGTATCGGAAATAGTAACACCAGTTCCAACAGCAAGGCGAACGCCATTCGCCATTGTTGTGGTTCCAATTGCAACACCATAATTAAACATCCAAGCATCAGTCGCAAGTCCGGTGAACGTTCCGGACTTTACCCACATAATTTGTTTATATGTGGATGGAAGTGTATTAAT